GTCAATCTCTGATGCTAGAATGGCATCCAATCCATTTATCACTGTTTCGATATTGCCTGTCCCATCGATTAAGTTGTTTAAATTTAATGTAAATTGTGGTGAATTAATGTAGTTTCGGAAAAAAGTAACACCACTATCTATATCATTAAAATAGTTTTGTAATTGTGTTAAATTAGAATCACCAGCAATTTCAGGAGCTTCTCTTGTCACATATGCTTTTGCTATGTTTCCAAACTTAGCTGGAATGTTTAATACTCTCGCTTCATAATCTTCTTTAGTCACACATCTGTTTTGTGTTGAGAAAAAAGCTTTGGCCTTTTCTTTTATTTCAATCGTATCCTCTTCATCTTTACCACCACGAGCTGGTGTATCATTAGTTACACTTGTTAAAGTAGATGTTCCTAATACAGCTGATACAGTTGGTAAAGTGGTTAAATCACCACTTGGGACATTTGAATTAATTCCACCACCAACACGATAAGTAATTGTTAAAGTTGTATTGTTTGGTGTTTCACCTAATGTTGAATACTCATCACCTAACAATGGGTCGATAGATTGATTTAAATCATTTGTTTGTCCAGGTATTATGATTCCAACTTGTTCCATATCAATAAACCCATCATCAATAGTTTCCCCATCTTTTAGAACTCCATTACCAAACACAAGTGAAGTCGTATTGTCTTGATTTGTTTCACGAGTAAATCTTTTCGGTGATGTGATGTAAGTCAATGAATAAGGTACGGCTTCTACTGATGTATTACCTTGAAAATCAATGTATGCAGATTCTCTATCCACATCATCAGTATAATGAGTTGAAATTGGAACTTTGTCTTGTGCTAAGAAATCAACTTCATACCAATTGTTATTATTCGAATCCACACAAGAAATAATATCAATCACATTAGTATCTGGTATGGTAAGTGTTTTAAATTTTTCAGGTATTCCAACTTGGAATGTAATTGTTTTTTCAGTTGCACTTACGGCTCTTACGGTTCTTGATAATGTATAGGTTGAAGCTAAACCAGTATCAGCAGTTGTTCCAATTGTATTAGTATCATTCTCTTGCTCTATTTTAAAATCAATTGGTTCTAATGTTACAAAGGTTGTGTTTGAATTAGTTGATGAAACTATTTCAATACCTGGGTCAAACACACCAGCATTATCATAATCTACTTTTGATGTATCACCACTATCAACATCAACATTTGATGTAAAGGTTAAATCAACATAAGCTGGAACAATTGGTTTAACTTTATAACCAAACATTTTAGCCATTGTGATTATGTTTCTTCTTTCTTCAGCTAATGGTAATAATAATTCACGATATTGTTGGTCAATATAAAATGACAATACATCACCCACATAAGCGTTCATTTCCAATAACATCATACCAGGTGATGTTTCATTAAAATCACGATAAGTATCTGGAAAATAAGATTTAGCATAATTCATCAATGATTGTTTTAATGCTGAAAAATCTTTATTTAAATAATTTACATTTGATTCTTTAAAATTTTCATTACCATATGTTGGCATTTTTTATCTCCAATTAATATCCACCACCACTAGTTATTGAGGATTCAGGTTCTGATATATCAGATGAAAAATCTAATGTTATTGAATCCAAAGTGTTTGGGTCTTGTTTAATGTTAAAATCTATTTTTACTCTGATTTCATTTACTCCTATGTCCGTAGAGTCGTCTCTACTTAAAACTTGTATGTTTCTTACTTCTACAAAAGGTAACCAAAATTCCATCTTATCCAATATGGCATCTTGTACACCGATTAAATTTTCATTTGTAATGTGTTCAAATAATAATCGCCTTAATCCTATTCCTAAATTTGGTTGGAAAAATCTCTCACCTTCTTCTGTTTGTAATAAATTTCTTATATTGTTTTTTACAGCTTCAATGGTTGTTGAAGTGGTTGCAAAAAATCCATCCAATCCATCACCCCTACGAATCGGTAAATCAATACCAACTTTTACACGAGTATCATTATCTTGAATATATGGTTTTCTTGATGTATCTTTTATAGCCATTAAATTAAGTCCTCAATATCTTCAACTGATAAATGAACAGTTGTGTTTTCTCTTTGACCATCTTCATCCTCTACATCAAAATCTTCAACAGAATCAGGGTCTTCACCTATGTAAACATAACCAATTGATTCTAAACCACCAGCATCTTTTCCCAAATCCAATCCAGCTAATTTAGCACCACCCTCCAATAATGGTGTTATAGCTTTTTCAATTTCACCCTCTAACTTATCTATTATACCACCAAGTCCAAGTGGGTCACCTATTTTTCTCAATGCCTTTAACACAGGTTGATATTCACCTAACAAAGTTTCTAATTCTATGTTTACAGGTTGGTCAGGTGTTTTCAAACTCTCAACCACAACAGGAGCTTTTAATTGAGTTATGGTTAAGTTAGCTTCACTTAATGTTTCAAGAATAGCTCTAGCTGTTTTATCGGCCTCTAAATAAATATAAGAATTAGGGCCTGTATCTACTTCAATAGATTCTTGTGCTGATTCTTGTAAAGCATCTACCTTAGCATCAATTAATTTTTGTCTTAATCCCACTGTTATCTTCCAAGTTTGTTTTTAGATTTTTCTATTGACTTTTCTAATACCTGACTATAATCTTTATTTAAGAACTGACTCATTGGGTCACTTGATGGAACTGGTTGTGTTCCATTCATCATATCACCATAGTTCTTCCCAATAACTTCATTCATTCTATCTGAAGTATATTGTCCACCACCCATTGTTTTCCATTCATCATCTTGAGCTGTTTCATTCAATACATCATTCAATACTGAATTAGATGTAAATGATTTTTTCTCAACTATTTTCTTTTGTGGTTTTGGTTGAGATTCAGTTGGTTTATTTAATTCGGTTATTACCTCTTTAATAGCCATCGCAACTTCTTCTCTAACGATTTGTCTGATTATAGTTTTTATATTTGGTTTTTTCTTTTTCATAATTACCTCTTTAGTTTCCTTCAATGTTATGATAAGCACTTGTAATACTATCAATAAGTGTTGTAATTTCCGTTACTTTAGTTTGTATATCTGGTGTTGGAACTTGAGGTCCAAGACTTGTAGGAATTGTTATTGTTGGTATTAAATTTATAATTTTAGTCAATACCTCTTTCAATGTATCACCCAACACCATTGGTTGCATTTCAAAAGCTCGTTCTCTATTACCAATATTTACATTTGATGATAAAAGATTCAAAGTATCAGCAGACCCAATTGATATATGCCTTCCAGCACCAATGTGTATATCTTTTATTGATGATACAAAAATATCATCAAGTTTAGAATTTAAAGTTATTCTATCCGAATGGAATAAAATTTGATTTGCATTAGTTCCTTCAAAAATTCTCTCACCATTTTCATCAAGTTCACCAGTGTCTACTGAGCCATATTGGTAAATTGTTTCATCAGAGTCAGCACCATTATTTAAATCAGATTGAATATCACCAATTGGATATGTGTTACCTTCAACACTATCAGATGATAATTGAAATGTGATTGGATTACCATCTTCATCAAATAAATTTTTAAAATGTTGTCTTAAAGAACCATTTGATGTTACACTGATTAAACTACCATCACCGATACTCTCTAAGTTATTATCTGGAAATCTTTTGTTTGATATGAAGACATATGGATTGTTACTACGACTTCCTATTCTTAAACTATTACCATGTCTACCTTCAATTATTGTATCACCAGTGGTTTCATTAATAGCGTTACCATAATCCAAACCAATTTCTCTTTTTTTAGTTAATCTACTGTAAGATAATTCTTTATTAAAATTAGGACTCTCACCTTTTAAACCTCTTGGACTAACTTGGCCAATATTTTTATTTGTTAAAACTAATTCACGTCTAAATGATGGGTCATCATTCCAAGTTGGACTATTGGCATTTGTATTCAATGGTCCAAGATAATATTTTATTTTACCAATCGTACACAACAATACGGGGTCTCCCTTTGAGGGAACATCATTTATTGTTCTTAACAAAGGATAGTATCTATATTCCTCACCAGCACTAGCTCTTGTCTTATAAACTTTATCAGTATAATGTGGTAAAGCTATGATTGAATTTATAGATTCTGGTCCATTGTATCTTAAACTTTCTTCTGAATGCACTACTTCAACACAATAACCAGCTACAAATTGTAAATAAAAAGGAACAGGATATTCTTTATTTAAAAATCCTTTTACAGTTCTATCAGGTTGTGTTACAAATACTGAACCCATTAGTTAGTCCCCAAATCAATTGTTTTGTTTTTTGTAGCCTCAAGTTTATCACTTTCTCTTTGTAAATCTTCTACTGTATCTTGAAGTGTTCCCATTAATTCCGCTTTTTCTTCATCACTTAATAACATTGATTCATCTGATTCACCTTGTGATTTAGAAATAATTCTTTGCAGTACACCAGCAAGTTTTACCAAGTGTTCATCATTACGAACAGCTGTATCCATATATTCTTTTATAATAGGTGCAACCAATACCACATCATCTATGGTTGTAATGAATCCGTGTATTTCT